CTAGAACTTTCCCGTTTTACGAGCCATTTTCGATGCCATCAGACGCCTCTTATGGAGGGGTTTGGATGCCTTCTTGTTTGCTGACTTAAGTTTCTTTAAGTCCCAATTATAAACTTGGGCTAAAGACTTGGTCAATAAACTAGTTGTTCATGCAACCACTACATTAGATCGTCTAGATGTTATATGTGTACGTGTCGTTTGAAATGTACACGCCTTAACCAATCCTGCTGGTCCTAAAGAAAGTAATAAAACTTCTTCAAGGAACTGTAGGTCAGGTCTAAGATCGTGCCATACATTCGATCGTATAATAATATCGATAGGTAGATTCATAGAAAGGGGAATGAGAGAAGTACAGATTTTATCTGGGTTCTTCGATTTCTCCATCTCAATAATTTTCGATTCAAGGACATCTATAATTTTGTCTTGTGCTCCCATAAAAGGGGATCCAAGTAAAATTATGATCTCAGTGAAACTGAATATGTATTGAGAAAAGGGATGGTCATTACCAAAACCCTCATTGAGTAATATCTCTGTGGTCACTAAGACACTGTCATAGCTATACTTGAGAATATTTCTCACAGCCTGGCGAAACATGTTTCTGGCCATTTTGGTTATACTCTTATCGAGGTTCAAAATATTCCTATATGGAATAGAAGATAGAATCGTTGATACGTCATCGGATCAAACTCCCCATCCTCTTTCGAGAGGTGAGAGAAAGTGCCCTTTGGCGTAATCAATCTTCCTACCTTCTACTCGTAAAGAGAGAAGGATGGAATATATCAAATACGTTGTAATCTGATCTCCAGGAACTAACCCGTAAATGGGTAAAGTTTTGAGGATTTCAGAACAAAGTACTCCTTTCTGATCCAAAAGATCAGAAAGACCACCTCGGTTTGTAATACCGAAAAGTTCCAGCACTAGTTGCTGGCTATGATCAATATTTCCCAATCAAGGATTATCCACAACCTGATACTCTCTCTGGCGCTTCAGAAATTCTGTAAGCAACAGGATCGTAGCAGATATAGAACCTTCCAAGACAAGGCCAGCTGGCATGGGACTTATGTTCACACCATTAACTAGGAATTTAGACGCAAACTCTAGAGCAACAATATGTGGCCCAACAGGGACTACAGATTTTTGCATCGAAAGTTTGACGCCTAATCCAGTTATTAGTTTGACATAAGCCTCTGCCACTGGTTTGTTGGCGATGACAACATCGTCACCAAGGATTATATACTTAAGGGTAGAAGGATTTTGACCGGCTATTGTAGCCGATAGTCGAACGAGGATGTGGTGTGTAATTGCTATCATTGCTCATGATGAGTAAGTACCTATACCTTGACCTGTAGCATAATATAATTTATGCCCAGTGTTCGTGGTAAAAGGTAGACCTACTATAATGTTCAATCATTCAATTACACCCTGCTCTCTCAGTCCTATTATCTTTAAGATCCCTCCTTGGAGGAGTCTCGGCAAGCGATCAGTTGCAGCAGAGAGATCATAACAGTAAATGTTAGTCTCACCTTGCTTATATCAGGTTTTGTAAACCCTAATACATCGTGTCTGATCATAAGTGTAGTCAGTTGGTAATACTTTAAGTATAGCCATGAGTACCTCATGTAAAGGCTTCAATGTAGATTGAGTTAATCAATCCCTGATAGCAATGTATCGGTTCTTACCTAAGCCATCCGGAAAAGAAATAAGGGAACGTAATGTTCCTGGATTTCGAATCCCGGGTTTG